GAACCAGCAAGTGGTGAGAGTCTTGTTAGATAATGTGGAATCTGGTACGTGACGTTCGGAACACTTGTAGCATCAATAAGAGCAAGATAAACATAAGCAATGCCCGAAGTAATGTAATTATGCTTGAAACTCCATGCAGAAAAATCAAGGTAAAAGGTTCCGTCTACGTTATTCGGGTCACCAGATAACATATAAGAAGCAAAAATGCCTAATGTACTGATAGGAGAGATAAGACCGAAATTATTTGGGGGTGGTAGATTGGCGTTTATAGTCTCTGGATCCATGACTGCAAAGGGCTGAACGACTGTAGTAATAAGTTGGTCGTCGCAAGAGATTATAGGGTTTTGAGCTGTACCGGTTACGATTATGTTAGCTCCAGCATTTACAGAAAGCAGCCCCGAATTTGTAACTGTTACGCTTGAGCCGTTTGTTGTTATTAAGGTTCCAGTGCCATTCTGTAAGCCAACAAGACCAGTAGATGACAGAGTATTACCCGTTAAACTAATGCCGACTGAAGGAATAATCTGATTAACTCCAGTGTTTGCAAGTAAGGGAAAAAGGGATAGAGGACTCTGGTTCTGCAGACCAAGGCCAGTGGATACCGTTACAACACCAGCATTAGAAACGACTGGTTGCGTGGGAACCGTATTATCAACAGTTATGCCAGTGCCTCCAGACACTGAGATAACTCCAGTGTTACTAATTGATAATACATTGACCCATAGCGGATTTATCGAAGGGGGGTCTCCGCCGGTAAGTGCAGTTACTTGCGTTAGTATGTAGACACTATTCGTAAGTGTATCTATTACAACTTCATTCGTAAAATACTGCTCAAGAGGGTCCCATGCACCTCTATAGCCCATATTCGTTGGTAACAGTGTTAATCGTTCAAATGGGTTTTGCAACGCTTGAACGAGTGACATTCTTTATAGTAGTTAAGGTATTTAACCAAGACGGACAAGTGTCCAGAGGGCACCAGTGATTGTGTTGTTCTGACCAGCCGTGGTGCCACTGACTGTAATTGTTAATGTAGTAAGAGCTGGTGGAAGCGTAACGACAGCACTTACGGAAAATGGCTGAGAAGCAGCGGCTCCGACTGGGGGTGTTGGAACAAGAACTGAAACGGGTGTAGCACCCACTCCACTGGGCGTAAAAGTCAACGTTAGAAGGTCGGTTGCAGCAAAGACAAGAGGTCTTGTCTGTGTTCCTTGGAATGTAACAAGCCACGTTGAATCCGGTGCCTCTGTCGCTACACCATTAGTCGCCGCAACAACTGGTCCAGCGGGGATTAAAGCAGCGAACGTCGGTGCAAACTGGTCCCAGTTATTCCAGCCAACACCAGCGGCACCAAGAGACCTCCAGTTACCAGCGGTGTAATCAATAGCCGGATCATCCCCACCACGAACAACCGTCTCTGAATCAGCAAGTGTCGCACCAGCACCAGACATCACGTAGGCACCAGAATCTAGGGGTGAAAGAACGACATCGTTAACGTAGTACTGAATCTGGCTGCTCCAGACCGGAAGATTGTCTGTAGGGTTCTTACGCCATGACATACTTGTTGGAAGCGATGCGAAACGACTCTGGGGATTCGCAAGTGGCTGCAAGGACATCTTATACAGTAATAGCCGAAATAAAATCAGATCAAAAAGAGCTGATTTTATTTGTTGCATACAATTTTTATCTTACATTAAGCGGCTCTGGAGTCCACGACCCACTGCATGAGAGGCACGTCCCATCTGTCTGCCATTCTCACGCTCTTCCTTGTGTTCACGCTTTTCACCACGCTCACTGCCGCTGTGGCTCTTGACTAGACCAAGTCGGTTAGCAAGGCCAAGCGTCGCACCGCCGATCATACGGGCTAGTGACATGCGTGTACCAGTTGGTGCAAGGGGAGCGGCGATGATGTCTTGCTCAGAGAGTACACCCTTGATGATGCGACTGGAACCACGGATTGACTCAAAAAAGCCGGAGTTGACCGTGATAACGTAGATCTGGGGCTGGACAGCGAAGGGGAAGGTGTTCGTGACTTGGAGGTTGAACTGAAGCGTGAAGTTACCAACAAGAGATGGGGCTTGGCCACTCTGGAGCGTAAGATCAACAGATGGCTTGAGAACAAGGAAGCCGCCGACCGTAGGGATCATTGGTGAGCCCGGAGTCGCACCACTGCCCGTCGCAAGGACTTGGGGGACTGAGGCTTGGCTCTGGCCACGGCCGAAACCAGCCCACGTGTTGAAATCAATGTCAAGACCGTTCTTCACTGACATGTGGTAGAGCTGCTCAGCTGACTGTGATGAAAGGAGACCAGAGAAGTTATCGAAGTTGATTGAAAGTGGCTGGGTCGTGCGTACACCGTTCTGGGACGTCTGGATAGGGAGGTATGCAGAGCCGTACTGGGGGTATGAGGGGTCAAGAGAGCGATCAATTGCAACCGTAGCGGGGTCCGCAACGGCCTTCACGTAGATAACAAGAAGGTCGGGGATCTGGGGGAGCGTGATCGTCTGTGACTGGAGCTGCTGACTGGCACCAGATGACATAATGACGTTCTGGGGTGCCGTGATGTAACGGGGAAACTCAACATAGGGAACGACCGACTTGGGAGGTAGCGGAATGTCAAGGGAAGGCGTTAGGAACTGGCAGTTGATGACTGAGTCACTGAATGCACCGGAGCCGACCGTCGTGTTGTATGACACTGGGGGGAGGTACGTTGAGGGGCCACCAGAGCCGCCGCCATAGAACTCCTTCGCCGTTGATCCAGAGTACTTGTTACGGAGACGCATGGCACGGTTAGGGTCACGCATGTTCATGACAAGCTGGATATTGTTGATGCCGAAGAGACCCGTGTCGGAAGAGTACTCCTCAGCGAAGATGAAGGGGGAAAGAACAAGCTTCTCCGTGGAGCGAACCTTGAGGTAGACCGTGTAAAGACCGTTGACTGAGCCGTCAATCTGAGCCGTTGAGACTGGGATGCCGAACTCATTCGTCGCAACCGTTAGGCCACCAGCAACGTATGCAGCGGCGTTGTTAGCCGTAAGAGGCTGACCCGTTGGGCCGGTGAAAGCTACGTTGTAGAAAGCACCGTTGGGGACCTCACCGTAATCGTGAGCCATGTTCGTGTAGCCGCTGCACGTGTCGTTCTGGGCGTTTAGGGCGTCGGCGTTACGCTGGTACTTGTCCAACATCGTTGGGCACGTACGCTGGAGGCGGTTGCCACGGTAGTCCGTAAGACGGAGAACCTCCGTAAGCACGTCTTGGGAGTTGATCGTGACCGTCGTGTCGTTGATCGTCGCCGTCATCGTCGCACAGAGAGCGTTAAGTGGGAAGGCTGCAAGTGAGCCGTCAACACCTAGCTCAAAGAGAGGCTCACCAACGGGGTACTCCCCAGCCGTGTCGGAGAGGCGGACTGAAAGGGCAAGGTAGACCGTTGATGACCACTCAAGGTCACGTGAGACGTAGACGTTCTCAGACGGCACGTATAAGTTATACGTGTGCTGGGACTGTGTCTGCGAAATGGCTTGGAAAGGGCTGTTTGTAAGCGACAAAGCACCCTTCTCAACGGCATAACGGGGACGGGTCTGGACAATGCGATCGTCAAAAACGGCTAACTTCTCAATGTCGGCACTCATCTTATAATTAACACGCCGAAATAAAAGCAAGAAGTATTGCAACACTTCTTATTTTTATTGGGTAAGGCATTTTAAGAACGGAAGTCAATCTTTCTGAACATAATCTTCAGTGAAACGTCGGAGCAGTTATACATGCTTAGGGGTATAAGCTCACCAGTCAGCCGGTAACGCCAGAAGACTTGGACATCTAGGTTGCGAATCTCCTCATGCGACGCCGTGAGCGATGAGAGTTTGTATTCAGCCGTAGGCTCATAGAGGACGAAATCCCGCCAACCCTCTGCCTTCTGCGTAGCCAGATCAATGACCGTGTCTGAAATGATAGGCTGGAAGGCGTTATTATTCCCAGATGAGCTTGCTAACCCACCAGAACCAAGCTGTAGTACTGCAGCCGTGTACTCATTCTTAACTGGAATGAGGGTGCTGGTAAACACGATTGAGCCGACCGGAGACCAGAGTGATCCAGTAGAAGGATAGTCTTGTCTAGAAATCCAATAGAGGTTCTGCTTCTCTGTCGGGATCAAAAAGTAGGGGTTGTAACTTGGGGGTGGTACTACTGAATTATTCTGCAGCAATGGGTTGTTATTAAGGATATTAGTGTACTCTTGGTTAGTGAATAGTATCTCATTCGTGTAGTCACATGTTGGGACACTCAACTGGTTAGGTGGCAGAACTATCTTTGTTAGACCGGTGAGTGGGAAATAGATGAATGACCCATTTGATGCACCAAGGTACGTGTTATTGAAATTAGCATAGAGGCCGAACATGTTGTTGTTCATAAAGAGTCTCATGTAGACATCGGACTTGGCCACGGCAACAGAGGGTGCAACTGGGGCTACTGGGGGCACAAAGGCCGGGACAGCTGGTTGAATTCCATTGAGAAGAGGTGCAACTGTGGCACCAGACGTCACTTGGCCGCTTATGTTAAAGGCACGTGTGTCACCGTATATCTCAAACTTTTTAGCGTCTTCATCGTACTTGATAAAGGGTACATCGTGAGCCGATAGCCATGAGTCAAACGTTGGGTAAGGGAAGGGACTGGCCACCAAGTCGATATCTGGGTCAGCATTCCAGACTAACTGGAATGCATTCCAGAGCTTGGAGTAGGCTGATAAGAATGTACGGTTGGTCAGTGTTGCCCAGTGCTTATACGTGTAAACCCAGTAGTACCGTGTGGCCAAGTCTTGCTTTGTAATGCCAGTAACTGGGGCGAAGGGGACTGGAGCGATAGACGGATTCTGTGTCTCTGGGATGTACGTAAGAGCTGTAGAGTTGGGCGTGATTGTAAAAATCTTAGAAACGGTTGCACCAGTCGTATCCGTGTAGTACCACTCACGCTGGTATGCAATTGTCGCTGTGTAGATGGTCAGATCGGGATCCGTCTGCGTAGGGTTTGCCAAGCTGTTAGTCTGAATGAGTGGGATGAACAAGGGGAGGTTCTTGCCCGGTCCATTCATTGCAAACCGGATAATAGAAAAATAGTACTGACTTGCGTCACGAACTATCGGAGCGTCTCTTGTCTCAATGAATTTGACAAGAGGTGAAGGGCCGATGTATTCAGTCACGGACTGCTGTGCAGATACGATGTTCGCATTGTAGAAGATCATATCACTGTCTGCTCCGCCATCAATTACACTTCGATAAGAGTAAGACATCTATATACTATACGTATTATTTACTTGCCTAAATGGTCATACGTATTTTCCACAACGAATTCGTCGGGAGTCAGTCCAGATTTTTTGATTAGCTCTCTATAGCGTCGTATAGGATATTTTGAAAACATTAGTCTACAGACACAATGACGACCGCAAGTCTGCACATCATTGCTGAGCTTCTGCAACTGAACCTTGTTGAAGATTACTCTGCAGCCAGAGTCCTTCAGCAAGTTAACTAGTAATGGCTCATTCATGTTCATCTGCTCAAGTTTATCCTCAGAGATTGTGTCTTTCTGTGCATCTGGCTCCTCACCGTAGGGGTCAAAAAACTCTATTTCACGTCCAGACTTGATCATGCAGCACCAGTGACCATTCTGCTCATTTTGCTGAGGGAAAAAGATAATGGCACGACCCTTTGAGTCAAATAGCTCATTAATATTGTGGCAATTCTCAAGATCAGAATACGTTGTAATCTTGATATTACCACCTAGGAGGTGCCGTATATCATCATCACTTAATGCGTAACCTTCTGCAGCATGTTCGGCTCCAGCGTTCATCTACTTATACCGGCGGTATTGCTTGTGGCTTCGTTTGTGGTGTTGTTGATTCTATATCAAGAGAGACCTCAAGCACCTTACCGAAACAATTTGATCGGATTCTCTTATGGTTTATGACGCCAAGCACAAGAGAGCTGACAGAGCCAACGATGGCGACGATACTAAGAATTGCTGTATTATCCATACTATATATCGTGCAGATTATGGGGCCGGTTAGTTGACACTTACCATCCAGTTAATTTCATCACCGATATCAATGGCCGTGTTAGTAACTACTGTAAAAGACCCAATGTTGGGTGTAATGGACTTAATATACTGTGCCCCACCACCCCCTCCAGTGTGGATGTAAGTAATTTGGATTATACTAGCGTTATCACATGTTGATGCCGTAATAGTAGCAGTACTTAGCCCCCCAGTAGTTTCTGTATACTTTCCAACCTCAACAACGATGGGCGGTACGGGTGGGTTTGTTACTTCCAGTTCAATGTCGTTTCCAGTTACTCCAATAGTAATAGTATTAAGAGGGCTTGTTAGACTAACGGAACCAGTCAAACCATTCAGTTGGCTCACAACTGTGGGGTAAGTAACAGACGCATCAATCTGCCCCGTAGAAGGGGTTGGTGTTGTGAAAGTTACTGAGCCATCGGCTGAAACAAGTGTAAGAATTCCAGTATTGTCTCCACTGTCAAGCCCATTCAATGATGTAATACCGCCACCACCTCCCCCCCCTCCATTAGGCATCAAGGCCCACGTATTAGAAGGCTGGACACTTGGATCAGATCCGCCGATAGTCGGTGTCCTATTTGCATTACCATTTGCGTAACAAAAACTATTAATGGGAGACACTACGAAGTCCGCCCAGCTGTAGATAACTGCAGCATCCCATAGACCAGCATATCGTAGTACTGCATTTGGGACGGTTGCCATTCTATTAATAATAGATAAATTAAGGTGCGACTTGTATAATAGTCAGATTCGTTAATTCACTCGCAGTTGATGTTACTGAAGCTGTGTCATGCCCCCATACAGAATAATAAATTGTTCCGATTGAGGCCGGTGTATCAACTACCGAAGCGTACGCAGTAAAACGACTCGTGTTAAATGCAGATGCCCACATAGCAAGACCATTTCCGCTTATAGAATTAGTTAAAGCTGATACACTATTCGTTAGATTGATTGTATTAGCTGCAGTCGGAATAACTGCTGTACTTCTTCCAATAGTCATAAAAATTGTACCAACCGCTGTTGCTGTTGCTTCAAATGTTGCCAGAATTAAAAATTTAGCTGTTAACGAAGTATTTGTTATTGATTGTTGTGTAACCAAAGTATTTGTTGCTGCGGGTAATGTTACTCCGGGATTAATGAAAGACCCCCCACTTATCCAACTGGTAACACCAGCTGGACCAGTAGGGCCAGTTGGGCCAGTTGCTCCAGTTGCTCCAGTAGGGCCAGTTGCTCCAGTAGGGCCAGTTTCTCCAGTTGGGCCAGTTGCTCCAGTTGCTCCAGTAGGGCCAGTTTCTCCAGTAGGGCCAGTTGCTCCAGTTGCACCAGTCATTCCAGTAGGGCCAGTTGCTCCAGTTGCACCACCCCCTCCTCCATTGGGCATCAAGGCCCACGTATTCGAAGGCTGGACACTTGGGTCAGAGCCACCGATAGTCGGTGTCCTATTTGCATTACCATTTGCGTAACAAAAACTATTAATGGGAGATACTACGAAGTCCGCCCAGCTGTAGATAACTGCAGCATCCCATAGACCAGCATAACGTAGTGTTGCATTTGGAACTGTCGCCATTCTATATATGTCACATATACAGAATGAACACTGGTAGTCCCCTTACTAAAGATCAGAGGACAAAGAAACCAACAGAAGAAAAGATAGTAAAGACTAAGCCTAAGATATCCCTAGCGACTACTAAGAAAATCCTAAAGGCTTCTAAAAGGGAAATAGGCACTGCCGAAGCCTTCTGGCTGAATAACTACATCGATAACAAAGTAAGAGGAGAGTGTCTACCATTGAGTCTCTATTCTAATGATCTACCAGCGGAATTAATAAAGACTTATGGATCAAATGCACAAGTATTTATTGATAAACTCCTTTTGGATTTTCAGAGTCAAATGCCTAATCCCGTATCAACATCCTAGCATTGGTTGACGATATGAGATACTGGGGGAAATTCTTATAAATGCATACCCATCGTCCCATTTTCTTCAAGTCCCGGATATCATCCTTGTTCATGCCGATATGAGTCTTTAACAAGTATGAAAGGGCGTGGTAAGAGGTAGCCATTGGATAGATAACCAAGTGACTAGCCTCATTCAGTAGTAGACGTGTCTTCTTGTAGTTCGTGAGGTAGTGCGATAGACACAACATCGTCGTATTAGTGTGGCGACCCATCGTTGCAATGTCGTCTATCAGCTTGTGGACGACCTTGTCAGCCGGTCCCGTAAATGTATCATAATCGTCCATGATGATCATGCAATTCTTAAACTCTTCAAGATCGGGATAATCATCAATAAGTGACTGTATATTGATCCGCTTCGGCTTAGGTCTCATTTTGTCCAGTGTACCAGCATCCTCAGACAGCTTTGATATCAGATACACGCTACGCTCTGGAAATAGCTTCTGGTAGTACTCTCCTAGACCCTTGGCAATGTAGGATTTGCCAGAGCCGGACGCTCCAGCGATATACCAGATTTCACGCTTGAGCGGGTCTGGGGATGGTAACAGTTCAAAAGCTCCAGATTCTAGTTCTACATCCTTTGATGCAACGCCATCGGATATGATACGTTCATAAAGCTGTTTCCCTAGGGCTGTCTCACCAATTAGCTGATCAACTTCAAGTCCGTTGTCACGGGCCTCCTCAAGTCTGGCCAAGAGCTTGACCCGCTCCGTTGGCTTGATAGACCGTAGCTCTGTTGCATACTCATTCGCTGGGATGTGCGATCCCTTCTTGTTGTGGGCAACGACCTCCTCATGTAAATAAAGGATTTTGCCGTCTTCTTCGCCGCCTTTTACAATGGCTACCGCTTTTCCGCCCTTGACTTCCTTGAAAGAGAGGGATGGCATTCTACTCTAGGGCCGGAAGTTTTTTAAAAATTGTTGAGACTATAATCAAAACTGGTTCTTTTAGAGGTAATAAAGTCAAAATTGCGTGTTAGTTACCGTCGGCTATTTGACTTTCTTCAGCACCTTATTGAGTTCTTTACGGGTGTCCCTATCCAAGATTACCTTTAATCTGTTGATTAGTCGCTCAAGTTTACCTTGGATTGATGCAACTGGAGATTTGAGGAGCGAATTGATTTCTCCTATTATAGAATGCTCATTGCTGAGGAAGTCTTTTAGCTGGTAGATGTTACCCATGCGGCTTCTTATCTCATCGATCTGTCTTTTTATTTCTGCAATAGACGGCACATTTATCGTTATAAGGTTCAACAGTACCTTGAGATCGTTGATTATCTGATAGAGACGACCAAGATCTGAGTTCAGAATAGGGACTAAGAGTGCAGCCTTGTCTTCTGATCGTGTAGCCTTGGCTAGTGCGAAGAGTCGCTTAATAGCCTTGAATGGGTCTGTCTCTTCGTAATAGGTCACATCCTCAAGCAGTGATGCAACTATATTTGGAGGAGGCAACGTGATCAGTTTCTTTCCTTTATATACGTTATAAATGACTGAGAAATCGGTAAACCGTCCAGCGTTATTATAAACGATGTCAATTTTTATTAGACCACCACTATGGATTGCATCCTCAAGGGTGATCTTATGACCACGATACTCTAGGAAGCCGTCTAGGATGTTATTAGGCTTCCACCGTAGAATATGAAAACGAATCTCTTTTTTTGCTTCTAGAAAGCCCATGGGGGTCGTTGCCTTGTCAAGTAACTGGTTCGCTTCAGTAGCCTCCTTTGCACTGATTATATTATCTCTGCGAAGCTGATCAACACGGCTCTGGCTGTCTTTGATATTGAAGTCAAGTACCTTGCCATTTTCTATACGTGCAGAGCGGCGAAAGACGTTCCATTCGGGGATCTCTCCAATTTTGATATCATTAATGTAACAGTCTGGAATCGACCTTAGCTTTTTTATAATGTCCTTGAGTTTCTCAGCGACTCCCTCATCCTTGACCTTCTCCATTGCATCAAAGTCACCAGCATAGAGTTGACTACGTACCGAAGAGGATCCAACGATCTGCAAGTCTTTGAGTTTTGTCATTGAGAGAGCCTCAAAGACGTTCAGTACCTCATTGGAGTAATTGGCTGGGAAATTCTTGGCTTGAAAGTCCATCTGTTATAACCCAGCTTTTTATTGGTGGTAGATGGTGGTAGATTGGGGAAGGGGGGCTTTTCGGCCAAAACGATCTACCACCATCTACCACCATCATGGTGTGACGTGAATTCTTACGCTCTCTGAAACTTCATGTCACGGGTGGTAGATTGGTAGGTGGTAGATGGGGTAAAATGCTTTTAGGGAAAAAAAAAGAAATCCTCCCCCCTTTTCCCCCCCTTTTTTCCCGATTTGTCACCCTTTTCCACCAATTTCAATCTACCAATCTACCAATCTACCAACCATGATATAGAAATTAGAGAAACTTAAGAATCTACGTCACAACGTGAGGTGGTAGATTGGGTGGTAGATTGGGTGGTAGATTGATCCATCTACCACCTTTTTCTTTTTGAAATCGGAAATTTACCCCCCCCCCTCATCGGTAATCCCCGGCAATCTAATAATGTTTCCTATAAGTATAGATGTCAGTTACTGAGTTTATGATAAACTTCGGAAAGGAGCTGGTAGCCAAGGGGCTTGCTGAGTCAACCGCTGATGCATACCTCCGTACCTTGTTCATTCTCAACGACAAGAAGATGTTTAAGAATCTGGCGTTCCTCAGAAAGACCGATGATATAATGGCGAAGCTGCAGACCTATGCTGAGTCTACGCAGCGTAGCATGTTGGCGGCCATCGTGAGTGTACTCAACACAGTGAATAAGGTTTCTTATGCAAGTCTCAAGAAGTTCTATCTTGGTAAGATGAGCGAAAAGGTAGAGGCAGCCAAGGATATTAATGCACACGATAAGACTGAGAAGCAGAAGACGAACTGGATAGACTGGAAGGAGGTTGAGAAGATCAGTACGGATCAGCACAACCTAGTGAAGGATCTGTCAACCAAGAAGTCCCTTACGTCCACAGAAGCTGATCGCCTACTCCAAGCCCTAGTACTCTCACTCTACGTCTGCATCCAGCCCCGACGCAACCAAGACTATCTGGATATGGTTATCGTCAAGAAGTGGAAGGAGACTGACCCGACCAATGTGAACTACCTTGATCTGACTGGTGAGCAGTTCGTCTTTAATAAGTATAAGACCGCCAAGAAGTACGGTGTACAGAAGGTACCGATAGTTCCGGCCCTCATGGATGTCCTAACACTCTACCTCAAGCACCACATGCTATACAAGGCATCCAAGGGGAAGGTTCCGGTTCCCTTTCTAGCAATTGAGGACCGTCCCCTCACTGCAGTTAACAGCATCACACGCATTCTTAACAAGATATTTGGTAAGAAGGTGGGTTCATCGATGCTACGGCACATCTTCCTCTCCAATAAGTACGAAGGTATCTTAGAGGAGCAGACGGCCGATTCGGCGGCTATGGGACATTCACTTGAACAGCAGAGAGATTATATTAAGCACGATTAGGCGGTATGAGTGGTTCCTCCTTCCTCTTGAATATGACCACTGTATCGCCCACAATATTTTTCTTGATCGCCACAAACTCTCCCAATATATCAGCTTCGTTATATACTGGGATAGTATACTTGATATGTGCATTTAGCACGTCCATCCGAATGTCTCTAATGTGTGACCACATTAACCGTTTTAGTATCTGCATCTACTTTACCTTCTTGTTTAATTCTGGTATCTTTTAATGCATATTTTTCTGGATTATCAATAACCATCCGTAACCCCTTCAGAAGTGGGGACAACGCAGCAAGGTTCTGATCAATTACATCAGAGAAGGCTAGGCTATAATTATCGCAATTAGCATACGATATGTTATTTGCGACAGTTCTTATTGTTTTTTCAATACGTGTGATATAATCTAAACTAAGAACAACTGGTTGACTCATCTAATTAAAGTACACTAAAAAATTACCGTATTCAATTCTAAAAGGCTCTTTTACCTTTTTTACCTTCCGGACAGTCTTCACTTTTCTAACTACCCGGGGTTGATCCATCTACTGGCTGTCTGATATTTTTTTAGGGAGTTACTGGTTCGTAAAAACAAACGCAAATAACTTTTTTCCTTCTAGTAAAGTAGAATGGCAACCTTCGCTTCCGACTTCGCTTTTGGTATTGCATCTGAGAAAAACAACCACGTGATACTGGAACGACTTTTTAAGACTCCATTCGTCCGGCGTGGGGGCATGGCAACGTTTGATTTTGATAATGTAGACTCTGGACTACCAAAGACAATCTATGCAGAGTTGAAGACTCGCCGCATCCCTCATAATAAATTTAAAACCGCTCTAATTGGTGCCAATAAGGTTGCATATGCAGAAAAGAATCCAACAAAAGAACACTGGTTTATTTACAATTATATGGACGGTATCTTTGGGATCAAATATACCAAGGAGAAGTTCGACACATATGAGAAAGGTGACTTTTTACGGGATGAACGTCCCGATTGCAATGATAAACCGCAGCTTTGCTATTTTATTCCATATACCGATCTAATTCGCTTCTAAAATATATGCTTACTATATATAATGGCTAGAGCGGATCGCAGTATGTTACGTGATCTTAGAGCCTTAGACGTTCAGAGTAGACGTGAGGTAATGCGTGGAAGTGGTCACGGAAGCGGTATGTTCGTAGGAGCTGGTGCAACTCCTTCAATGGGTCTCAGCCAGTTTCGTGGGGGTCGTAAACACTGTTCACCGTGCCAGATGTGTGGTGGTGTTGTTAAACTTGGTAAGAAGGTAGGGGTGGGTGCAGACGGTACCCCTTCACAGATAGAAATTATTGGTTCCAGAGATGTGGCGGATTCAGACTACGGTGTTCTAGCCCTACGTAGACCAGACGTAGATATCTATGGGCGGCCCATCGGCCCAGATGTTCCTATCGGAACGGACATGGTCGTCTACGACCAGACAGCAATGGTACCATACGATCGTAGCAATTTATCATCACTTGACGCAATGGCTGACAGACTTGCATCCCTTCGTGCTGGGCCTCTCCGCCTAACGAATACCCCAGATGTTGTTGCCCCGAGAGATGGTGCGGCACCCCCAAGAGAGTCAACACTTTCAAACCTTACGGCGATTGCTAGTGCGGCTCTTGCGGCTGGTGTACCAATTGCGGCTCTTGCTGCATATCTTTCATCAGTGACTGGTTCATCTGGTGGCCCAGCTGGCCCAGCTGGCCCAGCTCCTACGACACAGCCACCACGCCCACCCCCACCACCACCAGTCGTACAGCCACCACGCCCACCAACAACAACCATTGACCGTACACGCCCAGACGTCTATGCTCCAACTGGACCAAGCGGTACAAACCTAACACGTGGGGCAACGGGTCGTGCGGCAGCTGCAGCTAGAGCAGCCGCCCAGCGTAGGGGTGAGGCGGATATTGCGTACTACCTTGAGACTGGCAATCTTCCATCAAAGTACCGCCAGAGAGGTTCCGGTAAATCAGATGGACGTTCAGCCCGTGCAGCTATTGTCCGCAAGGTAATGGGTGAGCGTGGAATGAGTATGATTGAGGCTTCAAAGTATGTTAAGGCACACAATCTCTATTGAATAAATAAAAAAAGGTCTATGTAGAATGGTGAAAAAGTCAGCAATGGTAAGTGCCGACTTAATCGATACTGCAATAGTACAAGCGTTAGCTATTAGAACGGCAGCGTCAATGTATAATGAATCAGATATACGTAACCACAGAAGGGGAGGTGGTTACAATTCTGATTCTGATTCTGAATCTGATTCTGAATCAGACTCTTCAAGTGATGAGGAAATGCATGGCGGGTTGGGTCTCGGTCTGTTTGGAAAAGTTGCAGCTAAGAGTGCAACAGTTTTAGCTAGAGAAGCAACAGAGGCTGCCGCTAAACTAGCCATTAGAGAAGCAGCTGAAGCAGCAGCAAAAACAGCGTCAAAAACTGCAAGTGAAGCAGCTGAGGCGGCGGCAAAAGCTGCGGCACTTGTGCCAAAGACACTGGCTGGTAGACTCACCGGTCTTGCATCAAAAATCGCCCAGAATTCGTACCTCCAAGTCGCCGCTCTTGGTCTTGGTATTGGTGTACCAGTCTGGCAAGTTATTGATGAACAGAATCAAGCCAAGAGGATGGCTGCGGAAAGGGCAGCAGCAGCGGAAAGAACAGCAGCGGCTAAAGTAACAAATGATGAATTGGTTGGGAGGATGACAGCGGCCGCTGACAGACAGACTGAATATTTCAATGACCGCAAGGTAAAGGATGAAATTGCTGCAGCTAGAGCAAGAGCAGACGCAGACAAATCCGCTGCTGAATTCTCTAGAACTCTAGATGCACTCACACGGTCTTTCGCTCCGGCAGCTCCAGCAGCTCCTCCACCACCCCCAGCTGCAGCACCACCCCCAGCTGCAGCTGCACCCCCTACACAAGCCGAAATCGACAGAATTGTCGCTAGTTTATTGCCCCCTACAGCTCCGGCGGTAACACCCACCACTAGACCATCGGCACCAGCTCCATCTGCACCAGTCTCAAACGTTGTTGTAGGTAAAAAGGGAAGAGGTAGAAAGATAGGAGGGGTAACGCTAGGTAACATACTAGACCAGTATGCAAGGATGAATCCAGCGGCCCCAACCCCAGTAAGAGGTGGACCAGCGAAACCAAAGCCAATAGTGCCAAGAACTTATATGCCAGATGATAGATTTTTCCACCCAAACTTACCAAAAAATGTAGGTGGAATGACGCCAGTAAGAGGTGGACCGGCAGTACCAAAGACTATAGTGCCAAGAAATTATATGCCAGATGATAGATTTTTCCACCCAAACTTACCAAAAAAGAAGGGGGGGTTAAGTATAAGGGTACCGGCACTCCTAGCCCCAGTAAGAGGTGGACCGGCGAAACCAAAGCCAATAGTACCAAGAGCTTATATGCCAGATGATAGTTTTTACCACCCAAACTTACCACCTCAGATGGTCCCCCTTTTACTAAATTCTGGTGTTTCAATGGAGGAACTTATGTATGCAAGGCCAGAAGCTCCGCAAATGTATGCAATGCCAGAAGCTCCGCAAAAGTACGCCAAGCCAGTTGCTAGAGCGATAGTTGGCAAGAAGAAGGGCAAGGGAAAAACCATTACCGCTGCACAACTAAGAAAAATGCTCATGAATAGTAGATGAGCGGTAAGAGTGGTCAAGATTACTACAGAGACGAACAAAAAAGACAAGCAGACCTAGCAGCATCAATCGGATCTAGACGTGAATACGAAACCAGAGAACAGAGAGCGGAAAGAGAAAAGAATGAGGAGGAATTCAGAGAATATGCAATGATGGCTGCAACTACGGCGGTCACGTTACCGATGGGTCCAATATCTGGTATAATCGCTGGACTTCTTCTTGACTATGGGCCCAAGATAGTAAGTGACGCTGTTACAGCGTATGTCCCAAAAAACTATAATACCGGTAAGCCACAACAGATAACAATAAACAAATCAGACTGGGGGTCTGAAATAAACCCAAAACGCTACGCTGTGAAAGAACTTACAGCGGAACAGAGAGCCGAAATAGAAAAAAGAGGTGCAGAAAGACAATTGTTCACAAAAATGCAGTCTGAAGCAGAACAGAGATACAGAGACATAAAACAGACAAAGGAATCCACAGCTGCAGCTCTTGAACAAGCTAGAGGCCGTTATGCCGGTCTACCAGTTACAAAGTCAGCTATTGCGACACCAATCACGTATATAGCTCCGAAGATTAACAGTACATACGTTGATAATTCAGCTCTACTTGCAGCTCATGATGCAAGACTAGCTAAAAATAGTGTCTTAGCTGCTCAAGCCCAAGTAGCCCAAGCAGAAACTCAAGAAAAGGCGTCAAGTGCTTATTACCAAGCCGTGCAACGCATGGCATCTGAGCAGCAGACAGCCCAGCAGAAGCTACTAGACTCTGTTCGTAACCAGATGGCCACGATCAAAACAGTCGCACCAACCCCCACTGTTCAGAGACGGTTACCTCCAGTTATCTCAAGCCAAGGCAAAGTAGTAGCTGGTTCGAAGAAGCGTCGTTAGGAGTATTATCCGGCAAACAAAGATCAGATAGAAACACTGTCTGATCTTTTTTATGCTCAACTTGTATAATGGCAGCCTTCGGTACTAAGAAGTTGTTTGGGGACCGTGGTCTACAAATGACCTTTCCTCTTAACGCTACAAGAACCCGTGTTGAAATGGGTATGCAAGACGCCTACTTCCCTTCTGATTTCGGTGAGCCGATGGATATCATGATGGGCGATGACTTCCAGTCACGGTTCCACCAAGAGAAACGGGCAGAGGCTCATCAGTCTGTTCGCAATGGTATACAGAATAAACGCAGTGCAGAGAGACTTCTATTGACTGGTATCCATAATTACCACGTCCCCAAGCCAGTCCTAGGGCAGCGGAAATTCGCTAACCCTTCTTTAGGTGCCCTATCCTTCTCTTCCGCACGGCAAGACCAGATGGACGCCCCTTGGGTTCTGGAAGGAGGATATAGTGAGGGATACGATGAGGGATATGCGGGAGGGATGCGTGGTGGCGTAGTAACTACATCAGAAGGCCAGACATTCTACAGAAAGCAGCTCAATGACCGTATCAACCAGCTTGATGCGATCAATGCCGTTGCAGTAGGCTACGCTGTCCCAGCTGGACAGCCCTACGAAACGTCTGATAGTACGAAGGTTGGGCAGCCTTCTAAGATCAACTTCTTCTTCTACCTTCGTGCATTGGGTGACTCAATTCTTACTGGCGACCTCAGTCGGTTTACATTTGAGAATCTAAAAGAGCTTGTATCGATGATGATATCCTTCGGGCCGACGGCAGATGAGGAGGATTTCAATGACATGATAGATGGTCTTGATGAGTCCCTAGAGTCAGTGCGTGACGGTCTATCACAAGCCCCAGATGCAGCTGAACCAGTTGAGAAGCGTGAGTATGGTATCACGCTCCAAGCTGTGCTGAAGGGCATGAAGATGTACGTAGATGAGATGTTCCGTAACATGTACCTATCTACGAAGGACAGAGAGGCACTATCAAAGTCCCTTATCAAAACGCTGAAGTTCTCTAGATTCTTGAGCAAGGCTACAGCTGAACAGTTCGTTGCACGTGATAATGAGCTAACTGCACGTGAAAGACAAGAGGTAGAAAACCTCCCAGATGAGGCCAATGAAAGGTTCAATAGACCGGCTGTTGCACGTGAGGATGCGGAGCAAGGGTTCACCCAGAGACAGCCCTTCGCTGGCAATGGCGGTGACCCAAATCGTGAGCGATACGGTAACAAGAGCGGTAAGGCTGTACAGACACAGACTGGCTGGTTCGGTGAGGCTGAACGTGAGGATGCGAACCCGGGCATTGTTGCACCTCTTAACTATGCTGGTGCGGATCCCAATGCTGGTGCTGCACAGCCTCTCCCAGATGTTGACGTACTACGTGATGCACTAGAGGAAGTCGCCACGAATATCATTGAGTCACTTCTAACCCCAGAAGATGCTGACCGTAGTCTACCAGAGCAGATTCTTGCTCATTACCCAGACACCTACATCTTTGTATCCGAAGTAGTACGTGAGATGCAGTCAAGAGGCTTCACCCAGCCCATGATTGCTGCAGCTGCTGCAGCGTCAGACCTAAATGACATCTTCTCTGCATTCATCGCATCCAACAGTGGAAGCCTCAGACCTCTACCCCCTTCTAGATTCCCCAACCCAACCCCTAATACGTTAACTGCACCACTCTACCAGCCCCCTACAGCTGCACCAGCCCCTAATGCTGGTACTAGTGGACTGCCACAGAGTAGAGAGGAGTTTGCATCACGTACGTCAACTAGAAGTGGGTCAATTGCCCTAGGTAAAATGTTCGTACCACCCTACGTCCCAAGACAAGAAACAACGCTCCGTAACATGCGGTCTGCTCTTTTAGCCAGAATGAAGATAGTAGTACCGGGCTTTTAATGATTAAAGTGGGATTATTACACAAAGTAATTAAATATATGTAGATTATTACATATATTTAGTTAATTACAGTAATATATGAGTAAAATAACCGGTTATTTTACTAGTAAAATAGATAATTGTAATAAACTATATGTAAATAAGTACATTTAGTTTATTAATATGTGTAATAATCTTATACTTCTAGGTATTGCCACTCAGCTTTAGTTAGATATTCAATAACTTCCCATTTTGTGTAACATAACTTGCAGCGTGGTGCATTATTGACGTAGTAGGCTGCTATATACTTGTGGACTCCCCCCTTAAGGACTGGGTACACACGAAGGTCTTTGGTATTCGTCCACCAGTCTACATACTGCTTCAAGGCTCTTGGCATCTATTAGGTAATTACATTTGGTATTTAGACACCAAAGCCTTTTCGGTATGCAGTAATATTCTTGTTAATGTCGGTACTATCTCCCCATAGGATAAAGTAGGATAGAAAGCCCGGACGTGTTACATCACGGGTCCGGAGATCTTTCTGATGCCGTTTGCGGTACAGATCACGCTGGGTCTTATCGTGTGTGATCGTGTAATCATCCATACCAGCTGCACCGAAGTCTACAAGCTTGAGCTTATCATCTATTTCAAATATGGCTGTCCACTTCTTCTTAGGATTGCCGCTTGGTTCCACTGATAATAGTTTAGCCATCTAATATATGTGTATTTTATTTCGTGTGGTAAAATAGGTACCCGGATGTCAGTCTTTTATAAGGGCGATTGTTTGAATATACTCAGAAATCAGATCAAATCAAAATCAATTAATCTTATCTATTTCGATCCCCCCTTTGGTACAACACAGAACTACTGGGATGAATCGCTAGACTGGGCTGCTATATTCAAGGAGTGCTTTCGTGTACTTACGCCCCGTGGTATGTTGGTCATCCACTGCAGCATTCCCTTCAACTATGAACTAATAAGAGCAGCCCCTAAGCCACCATCGCACTCATGGTACTGGATGAAGGATTCACACACGAATCCCCTTATCTCTAAAGTCCAGCCTCTGCGACAAGTAGAAGAAATCCTAGTATGGAAGAATAAACAGCCAGTGTACAATCCACAGAAGATTGGTACTGATATTCATAAATCTACCTATATGACTACCAGTAGCTATTTCGGTAAGGATAAGAAGGGATCTGTAAGCTTTAATGTTGGCAAATTCAGAAACCATTTCGTGCACATGCCAAGACTGCTTGACGGCTTCAGTACCAGACCAAAGGAACTGATCAAGCTCATGATTGACTCCTACAGCAACGAAGGAGATACGATACTAGATCTCTTCTGCTATAAGGGCATATCATCTACGCAGAAGGGTAACCGTAAATGGATCGGAATAGATAAGTATTTCTTTCCAGAATACTTAATTAGATGATTGGTTATTTTGTTGGGATGATTACGATGATGGCTATTGTAGAAATTGATCGGTATCGTCACCGTCGTTACATAGAAGAACAAGATCGCCACTGGAAGGCAGAAGTGGCAAAGTTGCACCAAAACTTGACAAAGGTGGTTTAAACTATTTTCTATATAGAAAAGTAGGATGGAACGTTATACACCAGTTGAGATGGCTGTTATCCTTGCGAACCACGAACGCCAACGTGCAAGACGCCGTGAGATTCAGAACCAGTACTACCAGCGTAAGGCAGATGAGCGACTTGCGTACGCTAAGCGTTACTATGCAGCTAATAAGGAGACGATCAAAGCCAGACGCATGGCAGAGGCCCCCAACCCAGCCGCCTAGATTCCCCGGCACCAAGCCCTTTTTTCATTCTAGTAAAAATGAACAAAAGACTTCCGGCAAAGTTTACCCAAACTTGACTCCGTATTTTTTTCTCTCTACATAGGTAGAATGGACCTAAACACCAGCCGCATTGTTAACCTAGAACAGATGAACGTTGTACGCCCAGCAGAGATCACAGCAACACAGTCATACAGCCGTGCGGGGATGGGTTACCTCTGGAATAAGCGTGGGGAGCTTGACGCTGGTCAAGTTAAGATCCTCAATGCAATCTACAACAACCGCAAGAAGAAGGACATTGACTGTAAGCAGACCATTACCTACAAGCTGAGCCGCAGCAAGATTGGTCAGCTTGGGTATGGTCGCTACTACTCATCCATCGGTGGCCTTGAGACGGTTGAGAAGGAGTGCCGTGGTACTCTATGTAAGGATCTGTACTACGATATTGATATCGTTAACTGCCATCCGGTCTTGCTATCACAGTTCATCAAGAACAAGTTTGACTGGACTATCCCGTCACTTGACCACTACATCGCAAACCGTGATGAGGTCCTAGCGAAGATCTCTGATAATCGTGATGCAGCAAAGGAGGAGATGATCCGTATCATGTACGGCGGCAAGAACACTCATGAGTATACTGCGACGTTTGCCGCAGATGTCTCTGAGTTTACCAAGCTTCTAGCCGCTAATGGGATGTACCGTGACCTTTGGGAGACCATCAAGGCTGATGACTCATCAAACAAGTATGGTCGCTTTCTATCCTTTGTTCTACAGACTGAGGAGGCTTCGTGCATGTTGGTCATGAAGGAGGCATTTGAGGCCGATGGCTGGTCAGTTGATGTTCTATGTTACGATGGGCTAATGATCAGAAAGCGTGAAGGGGTCAGCTACGAAGCATCCCTCAGAAATGCAGAGGCGGCCATCAAGGCAAAGCTCAATTACGATATCAAGCTGGTCAATAAGGAGTTCACGTGGTTTGACGTCCCAAAGATCACTGAGGAGATTTCAAAGGGTGTCTCACGCAGCCAGTACGATGAGATGAAGGCGGACTTTGAGCGAACGCACTTCTACCACATCCCTTCTGATACTATTGCCGAACTCAAGGACAATGGTGAGGTTTCCTTCATGAAGAAGCCTCATGCATACAGCTACCTTGACACCCTCTTCTTCTTTCCTCACAGCGACAAGTTCGCCGACAATACGTCATTCTTGGGTCTATGGCTCAAGGACACGACCCGCCGCTGCATTGAGTTCATTGACTTCAAGGAGTCATCTGATCCCAAGACGTTCACTATCCCACTCAAGTTCGCCTATGAGGATGCTGTTGGTAACTCTGCGACGGCCGTTGAGCTATTCATGGAGCTAATTTCTATCATCGCCAAGGATGAGCAGAAGGAGTATCTCCTAGACTACCTTGCCCACCTAGTGCAGAAGCCGCTTGAGAATCCCAAGGTTGCGTTGGTAATCACTGGCTTGAAGGGTTGTGGCAAGGATACCCTCTTTGACTTCCTTTCTCAGTACGTAGTTGGCCACAAGTATTCCAGAAACTACGACAGTAATGAGCAGTTCTTTGACAAGCACGATCTTGGACGGCAGAACAAGTTCCTTGTCAAGCTTGAGGAGGCTGATGTCTTGATCTGCAAGAAGAATGCTTCTAATCTCAAGGCACGGATCACATCCAACTATTCGTCCTTCAACCCAAAGGGTCTCAACTCATTTGAGGCTCCTAACTACTGCCGTAACATCTTCACGACCAACATGGGCAATCCCTTTGAGATGAACGGCGGTGAGCGTCGCTTCTCTATCTTCAATGCTAACATCAGCCGCAAGGGCGACTTCCCCTTCTGGACACGGATTCGGTCTGAGCTGTTCACGGAGGCTGCTGGTGCTACGATTGCAGAGTTCCTAAAGGCCCGTGACATCAGCAACTGGTCATCATTCAACATGCCTATCTCTGAGTACCAGATGGCGGTTGTTGCATCAGAGGCGACTTCTGAGGAGTCCTTCGTCAACCAGTGGGATGGTCAGCCAATTGATGCAACGGAGTTCTTCCAGCAGTACCGCAGCTATTGTGTGGAAAATTCCCTCCCCCACGCTCAGAACTCAATGTCACTTGGTAAGCGGCTTCTGTCCCTCCTTCGTGATGGCTTGATTCTCAAGAAGAAGACCAAGACTTCGTATCAGTATTCTAAAGCGTGAACGTACATATTATTTTGCTTAATTCCCTAGTTGATCAATAAATATATTGATCAACTATAGAATGCCATGGAAACTGCGAAAGGCTCCTAAGAAAGAGCTTTACTGGGTTGTTAACAAGGAGACTGGCCACAAGCACAGCAAAGAACCCCTTCCGAAGGCCACTGCAGAAGCTCAGATGAAAGCCTTGTATGCAACTGAAGGGGGGGGTACACATAGGGAGAACGTAGCCGACAAGCTGAAGCTAGAGGGTAGCCAGAGTATTGCTGATCTCAGCAAGGCTTCTGGGGTATCTGCTGCGACTCTACAAGAAGTGTACAACCGTGGGATCGGAGCTTACAAGACAAACCCTACGTCCGTGAGGATGAAGGGATCATTTAAGAAGGGCATTAATGCACCAATGAGCCAGAAGCTCAGCAAAGAGCAGTGGGCAATGGCACGGGTCTATTCCTTCCTAGATGGAAACAAGAAGCACGACCAAGACTTGAAGGGCGGTGTTACTATAACCAAACCAGCCTTTATTGCTGAACACAAGAAGCTGATCAAGATCCTAAAGAAGAAGAATCCGGCTGCACTGAATGCTGAAGCCGCTGATCAGTCGAAAGAATTAGCTAAGGTAATGAGGGGCGGTAACATATTCACCAGAATAGATCTTCTTAAGAAAGAGATGAATTTAAAATACAAAATATCTCCCCGTCACGCTTCGTACAGTACTCTTGAGAGACTTCTTGCAGAGACACCATATGCTGATTACGCAGAAGGAAAGATAATAGCTGCCCAACGAATGCACTCTTTTAGACCTCCTAATAGCGTACTAGAAGATGCATACATAGACCAGATACGTAGAGATTTTGAAAAGGAGATTGGGGTTGTTAGAATGCCGAATTATACTGCTCTGAGTATCCAGAAAAGAACTCTTCCACTTGCATCTTACATAAAAGACGAAAAACTAGTAAAAGAAATGCTTTCTAGAAAAATCCTTGAAGATATGCCACTTGCATACGGTAGAGCTGGTAAGTACAGAGACGTTGTTAATGAGCGTAGACCAGCTGCACCTTCTGAACGTTCACGCACACTTGATACTGGGGCTGAAGATATAACAGCTGGAAGCCGCATGAAGGGTGGTAACAGAGAGATGCAGTACAGAGTATTACAAGAGAGGTTACGAACTATTAGTGAAGCAATCCGGCGGCTGGAACTCTTAGAAGACCAGTATTTTGAACTATCACAGCAAGAAGGTTACGACGGCCCCTTGTGGGAAGAGGTGCGTGAGTCACAATTCTTGCAACGTGCATACGAAGAAAGGTCGAATATCCAGATGGAACTGCTAGAGCTAGAACATCCCAATCTGAGAGGTGGTGCATTGCGTCTGGATGATGCAGAACTCAGAGCCATCCCAGTCGCTGAAGATATTTGGATGGAAGCCCTTGACCAAGCCGACGGCGAAGCCCTAGTAGCCCGTTGGAATGAGCTTCGTGCTGCAGATATGGCCGCTCTTGACCGGATTATAGCCCAGCAGAGAGTAGAAGACGAACGTGTATTAAGAGGTAATAGACGCCAAGCACGGAATCGTGAGGCCGATAAGCTGTCAGAAAAGCACCAACGCAAGAACAAAAAGTTAAAAACATATAAAAAGAAGGTTACCTTCCGTGGTCGTGGTGTAGGCGATTCAGTAGTCGTCGGTCTACCCAAGGCACTGCTGCAGCAGATGGCCAAGGAATCCTATGCACCTATCCCAGCCCCTATTGTCGGTGATTTCCGCCTTATCCAGTCAACACCAACCTTAAAATTCTACGAAAAGGGTGGGACAATCGTCGTTGCAATCCGTGGAACGGTGATAAGCGACGCTAATGATCTGAAAGCTGATGCCATGGGTGAGCTGGGGCGGATCAGATATTCTGAGCGTTACAGAATTGATAAAGAGGAGATGCAGAGGATGAAGGCGGCTCACCCTAATGCACATTTTGTAGCAGTAGGTCACAGCTTAGGAGGGGCTATCCTAGATCTCTTCCTACGTGATGGCTTTGTTGCATCGGGTCTATCCTACAATGGATACCCAGAGCCTCATGAAAGAGCTGGGAACCCGTTACACCACAGAATTTACCACAAGGAGGATTATCTATACAAATTATTTGCTAATAAAATCCCTAATATTGAAGTTAGAACCACTCAAGAGCCATTTTGGAAATATCTCATGAGAGGAGTTTTGCCTTTCGGTGTTGGTAAGGTGGCTTTTAATCTAGATAGCCACCTCTTGGGACGTTTTGAAGGTGGCCGTGCAGCCTACTGAAGCCCATTGGGGTAGTAGATTGCGATTGGTCCAGCTGAGGTTGTAGTCATTGTTACAACCGATCCAGTTGTATTCGTTAATACAATTTGATTGACTGCACGTAGCCCAGCTGTACGTGCGTTAGCTACATTAAAATACAATAGTGGCATCGTCGCATTAACTGGATAGATTGCACTAGCCGTCAGTATCATGGCTCCTCCAGCTGAATACGTTGTATTCGTTGTAGTATCCTTAAAAGCGATATTAACAACATTATTTGGGAGGACTGGTGAACCACTAGTAGCTCCGAAATAGAAATTAAATCCAGACATGTTGATTAAAAATGCTCCAGTAGCATCTGGTGCACCGTTCGCTAGGTAATCCGCTAAGACTCCAATCATTGCTGGACTAAAATTAATCGTTCCAGTACCAGCTGCTGGGATAGGACTCGGTGAAGTTACAGCGAAGGGGCTTCCGCAATACGATGACGTACCACTATTGGCCGAAATCGTTGCAGTAGTACCACCCGTAATCGTAATATTATTTCCAGCTGTTAACGAAAGAACACCAGTATTATTAATGATAGGAGGCGTCCCAACAACAAAGAGGGGGATATCGATACCCACTCCAGCAATTACTCTTGTTAGACCAGTATTACTGATAACTGGAATCTGTGGGTTAGTATTATCTACATTAATACCAGTTCCAGCTACTATTGAAATAACTCCGTCATTGGCTATTGTAGGATTCTGAGGGTCTCCGCTTGTATTAATAAGCCCAGCACCGACCCCTAGTGTAAGAACTCCAGAATTGATTATTACTGGATTTGTTGCTGTACCACTTAGCGTTATTCCATTACCAGCTGAAATATTATTGACGGCTGTAGATGCACCAGAAAGCTCTATCCAACTGGGGTCTAGGGAGGGGTCTACGTCACTTGTTGTTGATGTAACGCCACTAAGAATATAAGAGCCGAAATTGGCTGGTGATACTGCAACATCATTCAGAAAATACTGTTGCGATGCTGCCCACGATCCTCTCCAGCTCATCATTGTCGGAAGCGTTGTTAAACGGTCAAAAGGGGTCGCAAATAACTGAACCGTTGACATCTATTATAACATCACTATAATTCTGGGGGTGCTAAATTTACGGGAGAATATGATGCATAAACTGGACCGCTTGTCGTTACTGTAAGATTAGCTGCAACATACGTAGCAAAAGTACCGGCTAACCTCACAGAAATAGCATTAACAAACCGGATTCCAGCTGCTCTTGCAAGAGCAAGATTCACTGGCACAACTGACCCCGATACATTTTCTAGATTTATACTGGAACCAGCAAGTGGTGAGAGTCTTGTTAGATAATGTGGAATCTGGTACGTGACGTTCGGAACACTTGTAGCATCAATAAGAGCAAGATAAACATAAGCAATGCCCGAAGTAATGTAATTATGCTTGA